GTGGATCCATCAGTGAGGCTAAACCAATTTTACTAAAGATCATGCATCTCTCCTTGAGATATGAGTGGGCGTATATGTGCCCGGTTAAATTTGTCGAAATACATACTCACGGGGTTGGACCGATAAGGGGGTGGTATTCTTTCCTGTCCCGCACCCCAGAAGGATAGCTCTTTAAATTTCGAAAGATGCACTCTACCTGGGATCCTTGAGGTCAGCTGCTTGAGCAATGTCCAGTCATCGTGTGGTACCGTTTTTTATGTTACCCCAATTGATTGGGTGTCGTAATTCCAGACGATGACTTTAGCTCTTCTGTTTGGAAGACCTGGTCCTATGATAGAGTGCGTCGAATTGTTTAGGTGGATGCCCCTCACCCGGAAATTTGAAGAATGGTTCTTCCTGGTGGTGGGGAAAGCCCCTCGCCCTCTTCCGTTAGGAATGCTGGGCATTGTCGGAGTCCCTACTGTCATACCGTATGATGTGCTAGGCCGCGTGGGGTTCTAAGGGGCAACCAGCCCCTAGCGGTCTTAGGCAGCGCCTAACGCCTCACGCGTAGTGATTGGTCGTCCCGCGAGGGCCGCCGGAGGCCTAAAGGGTTCTTAGGGCGTGCCCTAAGCCGTCGGAGACACGGGGAGCGCGAGGGGCTTGCCCTTCGCAATCTGTGGGCGTACTCGCCCTCATTAATCGCGGGGAGCTCGAGGGGCGCGAAGCCCCTCGAAATTTTTTTTGGACTTGGGGGGGGGCGTTTCCACCCTCCCCCGTGCCCGGGTTGTCTAGCCTGCCTGCCGTGCCGCCTTTTCTTCTGCCTCGACTGCGGCGAGTCGGCTCATTGCACCGTCAATCAGTGCTTTGCGCTCCTTGTGCTCCTGCTCCTCGCGCCACTCCTCTTTTGCCTTAGCGCCCGCAGCGAGGATCTCGTCCGGTGTTCTCGGGTCGAGACCTGCCATCTCCTTGTAAAGCTTTGCTCCTCGTGCTGCGTCTGCCGCTGCCTCGATGGGGTCTTCCGCCCGCTCTGCCTGCTCTGTGTCGAACATCGCCTTCATGCGGTCTGCCGCGTTGGCTACGACTCCAACGGCACCCTTGAGTTGACCGTTGTCACCCTCCACGGTGTACGTCTTCTTCTCCTGGCGCTCGATGCGGGCGTCGTGCTTCTCCTTCAGGACGATAGCCTCCGAGAGTGCGCTCTCGAAGTGCTGCAGCGTCGCCTTCTTGCGGTCTGGGTTCGCGAACCGTGCTTTCGCCTTGAGGTTCTTCTTCGCTGGGCAACCTGCCTGCAAGATGAGCGGGTTGATGGCTTTGAAGTTGTTCACGGTGGCGTCTACCCATGCGGCAACGATTTCGCACTCGTCGGCGTTCTCAGGCACCCAACCGAACTCGATGAGATATTCTCGGGTCTTCTCGCCCTTGGCGCGGTCGATGATAGCCTGCACGGTGTCTCGCTGCTCGGACCACATTGTCCACACATCCCAATTGAGTTGGGTCTCTTCTTTGGATGCACCGAACTGTGATGAGGTCTGTGCTGCTGTGAGGGCTTTGGCTGTTATCGCCTTGAGCGCTTCGAGGGTGGCCTGGCGTGGTTGACCGTCGCCGAGGTCGATGGGGTAAGGCTTAGCTTCTTCCTTGCGTACCGCGACCTCGACGTTCAACTCGGTCACGACACCCAACCAATCGAAGTCAATCTCCCCACCGAACTTGGCGGTTAGGTCAGACTTGCCGATGCCGTTGGCTCCCATCTCCATGCGCTTTGCTTGGATAGCCATCACGTTGTCGAGGTTTGAGTTCATGTCGATGTTGATAGGCTGTGTTCTCATGTCTAGTGTTGCCATGTGATTGGCTCCTATGTGCGTCACTATTGTGACTTGTTGTGCGCCCTAGTTGGGCTGTTGTTGGGTCGGTGTGTGTCCCGCGCCCTCTCTCATCTACTGAGTACAGTAGTATCGAGCGGATTGACGATCGTCCAAGAGAAAACGACAATAGTAAACGAATGAGTGTCAATCGCTTGGATTGTGTCGTGACTGTAAACGATGCGTATATGCTGACCGATGCTCTATGCATCCCGCGTCTAAGCGTCTTTTTAGTGAGTAGCTACCGTCGTTTTGTCACAGAGTCAGCAAAGCCAACTACGCAATAACAAGCAGTTACATGGATATGAAACTCGAGTAGCTATGGTTATGCAGTGATGTGTTAGATCTGAAGATGGAGCAGCCTGAGTTTGAGACCGGCGCTTGAGGTCTCATCCGGGGAGTTTGAGGGGTTTCCCCTCAATGAAGAATGTCCGGGTACTCCCGGTCATTGGAGAGCGTACTCGATCGACCGTCGAACTTGTTCGAGCCTTCGACGAGCCTGCCGAGTTCTTGGGGGGTCCCCCCTCTTTCAACTTTACCCCAGGGCAACCTAACACCCTCCATGAATTTTTAGCCAGTTTCAGTGTAGTGCAGTGCGTCACAGGTAGTACCCTTATAAAGCACCCCCCCTCGGATTGACCTAGAGAAAGCCCGCAGGATTGGGTACCTGTATTGTGCATCAACGGTAAGCTACCTCCGTTGCCCTTGTCGGAATCCAACTGGGTAGGCTCTAAATGTCTAGGTTTTTCATCTAGGGCCGGAGGGCGACAAGGGTTGCGCGTCCGCCTAAAGGGTGACCGTAGTCACTGGCGTCTACTCCGTAGCTTGTGAGGGTAGTCCTATGTTAGCGACCCCTTGCCTTCATTGCAATCATTGGCGTACCATTTTCTTATGACAGAAGCAGCAGAGAGAAAGTCCCAGAAGAAGCGTAGTGCTGGAGCGTATTCAGTACAGGGCAAGAAGGTGAAGGTTGTCCAGTCGAAAGACAAGCACAAGTTGTGGGATGACCTGTTTTCAATCACAGAGAGTCAGATCTCTGGCTTAAAACAGAAGATAGACATGGGAGGGGAGCTCGACCACCGAGAGATGCAAAAGCTCGACTCCTGTTACGCTGGAATGAAGAAGCTCTTAGAAATAGAAGCACAGCTCAAATCTGACGCTATTAGTTCAATGACTAATGAGGATTTGATGAAGATAGCTAGAAAAGTGCTCAGGGAAAAACCAAAGAATGATTCGCAAGATAAAGCCACTGGACCATGATTTCATCTACCACTCATGGCTCCACTCCGTAAAATGCCCGACTAAAGCAGTGACGGGTATGACCCGCTGCCTCATTGACGACCTTGTGCGTCAAGATGCCATTCAAGTCTGGTGTCCTGACGACGACCCAGACCATATCATCGGATGGATGGCCCATGGGACCCTAGAAGAGACTCCGCTCCTCCATTTCATCTTTGTGAAGAAGAACTTCCGTAAAAACGGGGTAGCTCGTGACCTTCTGAGGAAGATATACCCAGATGTGGGCAGTGCTATCTTCTGTACCTTCTGGTCATGGCATATGCAGAAACTGGGAGCTAAGGAGAAGTGGAACGCTCGCTATGTGGGGAATCTACTTCCTACTGTGATCTGGAAGATACTTGATGGAGAAAATAGTGTCCTCCAGTAAGAAGAGTGAGGCCCTGCCCTCTGTGACTCTTACGAGCCGAGAAGTGCTCGAGGCGCTCGCTGTTCGTCTTGGCCAGAAGTCCACGGGGCCCAATGAGGCCCAAAGAAGACAAAGGAAGCGAAGTCATGTGCTCAACATTGAGAAAGCGCTCTTCAAGGAGCAAGTCGAGTTCGTCAAAGACCCTAGTCGCCGAAAAGCAGCTATCTGTAGTCGACGAAGCGGAAAGAGCTTTGCCGCAGGGCGTTACCTCGTCAAAGAGTGTCTCGATAACGAAAGCACCCTCTGCGTCTACATTGCCAGAACGAGGGAAGCAGCTAAGCGTATCCTTTGGACCTCACTGAAAGAGTTGAACCAGAAGTATCGCCTGGGGATTAAGTTCAACAATGCTGACCTCATAGCCACTTTTACGAATAACTCTCAGATCATATTCACTGGGGCCAATGATGCCTCGGATGTGGATAAGCTACGTGGTGCAGCCTTCTCCCTGGCCGTCCTCGATGAGGCTGCCTTCTTCAATATTGATTTGCAGGAGCTCGTGAACGAAGTATTGACCCCAGCCCTTCTGGATAAGGACGGCTCATTGGTCATGATCTCCACGCCTAACAGTGCCTGTACCGGGTTCTTTTTCGATATCACCGAGAAGGAGAAGTATAGTTTCTCAGTTCACCGGTGGACAGTGAAAGATAACCCGTACATGCGACATGCAGTCCGCGCTATCGAGGAAGATATTAAGAATGGGATCCTCCGACCAGGAGATCCATCCTTCAAACGAGAATACCTTGGCCTCTGGGTCCGCGACGACCAAGACATCGTCTATTCCTACGGTGAGCACAACCTGCTTCATGAAACCCCCGACAGTAATGAGTGGGAATACGTCATGGGTATCGACCTTGGGTATCACGATGCTACCGCCTTTGTGGTTGTCGGATGGTGCCCTGAATCACCCTACCTTTACATCGTAGATGAATACAAAGAGACCAAGATGCTCATCTCGGAGGTTGAAGAGAAGATTAAACGCTTCATGAATGACTACAACTTCACCTCAATCGTTATGGATACTGGTGGCGGTAGCTCCAAAATGCTTCTCGAATCCTTCAAACAGCGCTCTGGCCTTCCCCTCAAAGCTGCCAAAAAGACTGGAGACAAGGTCGGCATGATTAAACTCATGAACTCTGACCTGGCTTCGGCCCTTATCCGGGTAAAACCGGGCATGGAGCTGCTCAAAGAGTGGGATAAACTCCAATACAACAAGTCAAAGACCGCCGAAGACCGCAGATATGACAACCACCTCTCGGATGCTGCCCTCTATGCGTGGATGGAGAGCAAGCATTTCTTCTTTGAGGAGGCTAAAAAGCCCCCTGAATACGGGAGTGATGCATACTTCAAGCAGCTTGAGGACAAGATCGAGCAGAGATTGCTTGAGGAACAGGATACAAATCAGTACGATAAAGAACTATGGGGCGAAGGGTATCAGGATACTGAGCTCTGGGCCAACTAGGAGGAAGCATAATGAGTGAAGCGCGCAGGAATGAATCTGCACCTAGCACTAAGAAGCTGAAGAGTATTCTGAAGCTGCTCAATGAGTATGGAGTATCTCACTACAAGGACTCAGAGGTTGAGATCGAACTAGTGGGCCTACCTCCGCAGATGGCTCAAACCATCTCCGAGGATTTCTCATTTGATCGGTACGACGAAGAAGCACCGAAGCCAGAGAAAGAGTCAAAAAGGAAACTTGAGTATGAGCCCGTGGATGACTTGGGTAATACGGATACTGATTACCTCTACTGGAGTGCTAACGAATGAGTTACGGCGTATTTGATGATACCTTCTGGTGGCTTGCTGATGAGGATAACATTCATCGGCAAATCAGTAAGTTTGTAACAGTGCTCAGAGATGAGCAGGATTCATACTACGCTGATAACGCGGTATTCGGTGGTCTCTATAATGGGGCACCTCCGCACGCTCGGTTCCTCCAGGGGTCCACCAATTACGCCTTGATGCGTCAGCCAAGACTAACATTCAATATTGTTCACTCCATCTGTCAGGCGGCTACGGCCAAGATTGCAAAACACCGTCCTGCGGTTAGTTTCCTGACAGATGGGGGCTCATTCTCCCAGAAGAGAAAGGCCCAGCTCTTCAACAAGTTCATCCAGGGTCAGTTCTATGACATGCGGATCTACCAGGTAGCTCAGCGAGCTTTCCTCGATTCCTGCATCTACGGGACTGGGGCTGTCAAAATCTTCGAGCAGTATGGGAAGATTAAGGCCGAGAGAACTCCCCCGCATGAGCTAACGCTTGACCCGCTCGAGGTGGAGAATGGAAACAGCCCGCGCCAGTTGTTCCAGACAAAGCGACTATCTAGACACGTTCTAGCTGAGATGTTTCCCGAGCACCGTAATTCGATTGTTGAAGCTGCCGCCATTGAAGAGAACGAGTACAGTGAAGAGGATGCGCGCAAGAGTGACATGATCCAGTGTCACGAAGCATGGCACCTGCCGTCCGGCCCAGACGCCACCGATGGCCGACATATTATCTGTATCGACTCAATCACCCTGCTCGATGAGCCCTGGGAAAAAGGATACTTCCCGTTTGCCTTCATGCGATGGACTGAGAACCCAATGTCCTTCTGGGGCAATGGCCTGAGCAAAGAGGTGAAGGGAATCCAGGTTGAGATCAACAAGCTCCTGGCGAGAATCCAAGAGCAGATGCACCTGGCTACTCCCAAAGTCTTCATCGAGGATTCCTCTAAGATTGTCCAAGCCCACATGAATAACCGAGTGTGGGGAGTGATGAAGTATCGAGGAACGCCACCACAGTTCTTTGTCCCTAGAGCTGTATCAGGTGAGATGTTCTCCCACCTAGACCGACTGGTTGAGCGGGCCTACGAGATGACGGGCATCTCCCAGCTTGCAGCGCAGAGCAAAAAGCCAGTTGGCCTAGAGTCAGGTCGAGCCCTCAGAGAGTTCTCGGACATCGAGTCTGAGAGATTCATGGTCGTGGGTCAGGCTTATGAGCAGCTCTTCCTTGATATCTCCGAACAAATCATCGAGCTGGTGAGGGATGTTTCCAGCGGAGATGGCAGCTTCACCTCTAAGAGTTTCGACCGGAAGACAGGCCTAGAGATTGTGAAGTGGTCGGAGATTAATCTAGACCACGACGAGTATGTTATTCAGGTTAAGCCTGTCGGCTCATTGCCTCAGACGCCGGCGGCCAAGCTGGCCTCGGTAAATGAGATGATGCTCAACGGGATGTTCTCCAAGGAAGAGGCGCACCAGTTGCTCGACTTCCCAGACATCGAACGAGCCAATAGAATCAAGAATGCTCACATAGATGTAATCGATATGGCTGTTGAAAAGATGGTAGAAGAGGGTGAGTACATCGGACCCGAGCCCTACATGAACCTAGAGCTCGGCATCAAACGAGTTCAGGCAGCCTATAACCTTGCGATTCTCGAAGACGTTCCAGAAGAACGCCGAGAGTTATTGCGTCGTTGGATTTCCCAAGCTGATAGCTTGCTTGGAGCAACGAAGCCCCCGCCGCCAATGGGGGCGCCGCCTATGCCGGGCGCGCAACCTGGTATGGGTATGCCGCCAGGACTTCCTCCCGGACCTCCTCCGGGCCTACCTCCTGGTCTCGCAATGCCTCCAGCTCCGGGCGGTGGTCTGCCGCTTCCCCCGGCCGGTCCTCCTGGGGCTGGAGGTCTCCCCCCTGGCTTACCGCCGGGCATGGGAAATCTACCTATTTAGGAGCAGCTAAATGACTGAAGAATCAGCACCAGAAGCACCAGCAACACCAAGTGAGGAACAGCCCTCCGAGCCAGAGTCGTTCAATATTTTCTCGGAAGAAGCTTCGCCGATTCAGGCTGGAGCGCCAAAAGAGCCGGGCCCGCCACCAAAGAGCAAGGAGTTCTTAGCGAACCTCCGGCGGGATAAAGAGCTGCGGTCTAAAGAGATCCAAATGAAGCAGCGTGAGCAGCACCTTTCCCAGAAGGAGCAGCAGCTCGGCCAGCTCCGTGAAGCTCGTCAAAAACTAGAAGAGAACCCAGAAGAGTTCCTTCGCTCCCAGGGAATCGACCCTGCGGAATATTACCAGAAGTGGACCCAGCGGCAGATTTACGGCGACCAAGTCCCCGTCGAGCAGCAAGTGGGCAAGACCCAGAAAGAGCTCGATGAACTCAAAGCTGAGCTTGGCAGGAGAGATGCCGCAGCGCGTCAGCATGCGGAAGATAGCCGCTCAAAGGCGGCTTTTGGCACCCTGATCACAGAGGTTGAGGACTTTGCAACGGGTAGCGAGCAGTACCAGTTGGTCAAAGATGCGTGCTCAGCTCAGGACGTTGTGCAAGGAATGGTTGCATATTATCGAAAAACTGGTGAGAATATCACTATAGAAGAAGCATTCAGTAAGATTGAAGACGGCCTCCGTAAGCGTGAAGAGGAGTTCTATTCTTCAGAGTCAGCGGCTCAGAAGTTTAGACAGTATAACCCTGGAGCAGGTGCAGGAAATCGAGGACGAAGCGCAACAATGTCCTCAGCGTGGCAGCAGCAGCCCACGCGAAAAGATGCAGAAAATCTCTCGTATGAAGAAATTCGGGAGATGTATAAGGGAAAACTCTTTACGTAATTTAGGAGGAAGCGATGGCTTCTTTTAACTTAACGAACTTCGACGCGGCCATGAAGCACATGTACCCGTATAAGAAGGTCGAAAATATGGTCTACCAGAACAACCCATTGCTTGCGATGATCCCTAAGGAAACTAGCTTTCCTGGGCGAAACGCAACCTATGCGGTTGAGTATGGTCTCACTAACGGCCGCAGTGCGACATTCCAAACTGCGCAAAACAACCGCAACGGCACTAAGCTCAGTGACTTCGTAGTCACTCGAGTTAAGGACTATGCGGTAGTCAGCGTTGATAACGAGACGCTTCTTGCTGCTGATGGTAGCGAGGGCTCTCTGCTTGACGTTGCTAAGTCTAAAACTGACTCAGCTCTTCATGCGCTTGCGCGTGCGATGGGTCGAGATATTTACCGAGGCGGCACTGGCTCAATCGGTGTTCTTGATGAAGATACCTCTGCAACGGGAACAACCGTTACCCTTCAGACGGCATCTGACATTGTGAACTTTGAAGTTGGAATGCGTATTGTTGCCAGTTTGTCAGGTGCCGCCGACGGTACTGCTTTGGCCAATAACGGCGCTGCTGTTGAGGTTCTTACGGTTAATCGTTCTGCCGGAACGTTTACTATTGCAACAGCAATGCAGACAGTGTGGGGAACAATCACTGATGACTTGGTCCTCTACTGTGAGGGTGATGCTCAGGATGGCTCCACCGCACAGAAGATGTCTGGTCTTTCTGCATGGATCCCTGCTGCCACTCCTGGCGCGGCAGCGTTTTTCGGCGTTGACCGTTCAGTTGATGCAACCCGCCTCGGCGGTCAGCGTCTGGCGGGAGCGTTCAGTACTATGCGCGAATCTCTGATTGATGGTGCTGTTCAGGTTGCCCGTGAGGGTGGTCGTCCTGATGCGGTGTTCATGAACCCACTTGACTGGGCTTCGTTGGCCAAAGACCTTGAGGGTACGGTGACTGCCACTTCTGGGGCCTCTCCGCACCGTCGTCGTTATGATTCAAATGATTCTGCTGCAACTTTTGGCTTCTCTTCATTGTCGCTTGCTGCGCCAACGGGAATGCTGGATCTTTATGCAGATCATAACTGTCCACAAGGGCGGTGTTACATGCTCCAGCTGGATACGTGGAAGCTCAAGACCCTTGGGGCAGCTCCTCGTCTCCTCGACTTCGATGGCTTGAAGGGAATCCGACAAGCTAACGAAGATGGCGTAGAGTACCGCTGGGGCTACTACGGTAACCTGCTTTGCACTGCACCTGGCTTCAACGCCACAATTGCATTGGCATAAGGAGTAAGTCATGGGTTTTCCAAATTCTATGCAAAACACCGGCAATGTCTCAATTGTCGCTGGGCGCTTTGATGGGGCCACCACACCAACAACCAATGCTGGTAACGGGTTTACTGTCTCCTACAGTGGTGGAGACTTCACTGTTACTCTTGATCGTCAGTACGACGGAGTAATCAGTATCGTTGCCACTGTTCTTAATGATGGATTTGCCACCGGCGAATCTGGCTTTGCGGTTATTAAATCGCATTCAGTTGTTGCAGATACCAATGGTGGCAACTTTGTCATCAACATCTGTGATGATGCTGGCAATGTTCAGGGGCCAAGTTTTGCCTCTGGTATTGAATGTCACTTCATTGCTCTTCTCAAAGAAGATACTTGATAATTTCTGGAGAGGGGGGCTAGGCCCCCCAATCCTTTAGGGGCAGTCATGAAGAGTTCTGAAATCGCAGTAATGCTTGGCTCCCCCAAGGGCTCGAGCGGTGACGAAGAGACTGAAGAGTCTGGTGATGCAGGACATGAGGCATTTAAGAGTGCAGCAAGTTCTGTGATGCGGGCCCTTGAGGCTGGTGACTCGGATGCCTTTGCCGAAAACCTCAAAGATGCAATCGAGATTTGCACGGGGCTTGGCGAAGAAGGCGAGTACTGATGTCGACGCTATCAGAGCTAAGGACACGGGCTAGGCAGCGCGTGGATGCGGTGGATAATAACTTCTTCACCGATTCTGAGATTAACGATTATATAAACGTTGGTCTTGGCGAGCTCCACGATTTGCTGGTTCTCAAGTACGAGGATCAGTACGTTAACCAAATGTCCTTTTCTCTGGTGGCCGACCAGGACACCTATCGGTTTGCGGATATTGGGCTGAGCAACTTCTATAAGCTGCTTGGTGTTGATGCCGTTCACGGGAATGATGTCGTACGTGTTAGACGATTCTCATTTCAAGACAGAAACAGGTACCAAGCAGATACAGCAATTCATAACAGTAATGGCTATGCCGATTACGAGTATAGCCTAAGAGCATCCTCTATCGTTTTCACTCCGAAGCCTACGTCAACAGACACCATTAAGGTCTGGTATGTTCCGAAGTTCGCAGAGCTGGATAGTGACACTTCAACCGTGGATGATATGGTTATGCTCAACTGGGAAGAATACGCGATTCTGGTAGCTGCTATCAAGATGAGACAGAAGGAGGAGACAAGCATTACTCCCCTTCAGCAGGACCTTGATAGAATAACTCTTCGAATAGAGGATGCGTCTCGGGACAGAGATGCCTCTGAGCCTACAGGGATCACTGATGAGAGTGCTGGCGTTATGCCATACTACCGCTGGATGTTCTGATGGCTCTGAGACGGTACGAGAGAATCCCTACTCAAGATGAGACTCTTAGTAGGATTCAGGAAAGGGTTGAAGATGCCTTTTTGCCCGTATCCGACTCTAAAATCCTCGATGGCCATTTGATAGAGGGCCAGGCTCTAGCCTCTGGGACAACCTCAGAGATCGCCCATAGCCTTGGCCGAAAACTCATTGGATACATTGTCGTAAAGCGAAACGCTGCTCAGCACGTTTACGACACTCAGGAGACAAACGATACTCCTGACAAGACGCTGTATCTAACTGCTGGCGGTACGGTTACCGTAGATCTGTGGGTGTTCTGATGTCTCTAAACAAGCAGGTCATAACAATCCCATTCGCAAAGGGAATGAACGAAAAGACAGCAAGTCACCATCTTGAGCCTGGAGATCTTTCAGTCCTCAAGAACGGAGTCTTTAATAAGCAGGGCGAAATTGAGAAAAGAACCGGATATCGAAAGACCACTTTTGCGGTAACAGATCAAGGGAAGCTAGAGGGAGCTTTTCCATTCAGAGAGTCAGTGTATCTTGCCTACTCGGAGTCTAGCCTTTACCGGCTAGGAAACGCTCTCTCGAGTACTAAGTTCGGAGCCCAGAAGCAGGTTGGATACTACTCGTCATTCTCCACCGAGGTATTTCCGGCATCAGCAGGGAGCTCGCTCCACCACGAAGAAGCCCCGAGCATTGCAACGTATGGTGACTATATCTGCATTGCTTATCTCAAGGTAGATTACGACTACACTAACATGGCAAAGAACTATAGCCATGTCGTAACCCTCGTTGAGAAGGAGGGGATGACTGTTGTTTCAACCACTGAGGCAAGAACGGGAAGCGCCGCTCAGTACATCTACCCTGGGAAAATCAAGGTCGTCAATATTGCCACTCACACAGGTGCCCACGGGGGATTTGCCGTTTATTATGAATACAAGAATAGCAGTGCTTACGAACTAAGAAGAAGTCATCTTGCAATCGGTGAATCTTCTGTAACTATGCCAACGCTTGCCGGCAGCGGCGTTGTGATCGCTGGTTCAACGAACGACTACAATCAGACAACTGCTCAACAGTGGTTCGACGTTGTAGAGAGCGGTACTCAGCCCGTTGTTGCTTACTACAGAAATGACTCCGGAACCCACTCTGTTCGTTATGTTATAGATGGCGATCCCGATGGGGGTTTCTCTGGCGCATACGCCACTGACTTCTCTGACGGATTAGGCGGGACTGCCCCTGCAACCAGGTTGGCGATTGGCTCATCTAGCATTGGAGCTGCAAAGTACTACGTAGCCTGGAGAACTGGCACTACCGTAAAGATCAGAATAGTTAACCTCGATCCGTCAGGCGCATCCTCTGTCTTGAGCTTTACTAACTCCCTGTCTTACTTTCAGCCTCATGGCTTTGTTGACCATGTCCCAATTTACGACTCGTCAATAAGCTCTGTTGCAATCATGTTTGAGCAAGGCGCTAATGCGAACACCACTACTCAGGCAATTTACAGAATCACGGACCCATCGGGAACCCCTGCCATATCGTCGCTCTTGAGCCTTGGGCGGGGGCGTGCATCTGTTCAAGGGTTTCAATTTCAAAATGGCGCAGACGACGTGAAGACAACTGTGTTTGGTGGCAGCAATGCCTACGACACAGACACTGAGTTATCCACTGTTAGCTATCACCTGGACACCAATAACGGCAGTGGGAGCCTTGTTGGTAGATCTATTGTCCAGGCATACAGGCCAGAGTATTCTCCTTTTGGGCCATGCCGATTTGTTGACAATGGGACAGCTAGCACCACTGAGTTTTTTACGGCTGTCCCAAAAACGACAAACATTAACACCTTTCCGACATCAACGAGTGCTGTTGAGGCTGTTCCAAACTCCTCTATTCAGATCATAAAAATCACCACAGATATGCCAAGCTATGGGATAAGATATTCCGCCGTGGGCGATAATATCTTCTTCACGTTCGGGAATGCGGTTTATCAGGATGACGGTGGAAACATTGTCAGCATAGCTGGCCTACCTAAGCCGAAGATTACCTCTGTTGCCACAAGCGGCACTGCTGGAAACATGACCACCAGCAAGACCTACAAGTACAAGATTGTTTTCGAAAGAGAAGACATCAACGGGAACCTGTATAGGTCAGAGCCATCGGACTCGGCATCTGTTGCGATGAGCTCAAATACGTCGACCGTCATTACCTTTGAGCAGGTCGGCATGATGGTAAAGCATGATGACTACTATGTGGCCATCTATAGGACCCAGGCAGATGGGAGCCTGTACAACAGGGTTGCAACCATCACAGGACAATCGAGCTATGCGGGAAGCACTAGCACCTATGCGGACACATTTGCAGACACTGTCGTTGCAGCAGGAGCTGCAATCTATACAGACACCAATGAGTTGGCGGATGTAATTGTTCCAGCTTGCTTCTACGTGAAGGAGCACCGAAACCGTATCTTCGGGATAACGGAAGACAATCGCATAATCTTCTCGAAGGAGTATGCCAGTGGCTTCGGTGTATCTTTCTCTGATTCATTCTATATTCCGCTCGACGGTTCTCTGGATGACAGGCCGACTGCATTAGGTAGCGCCGGTGGAGACCTGTACATCTTCCGAGAGAAATCAATCTACGCAATCAGCGGTGATGGTCCATCTAAGACAGGGACTGGATCCTATTTTACGCCAAGGCTTGTCAGCAATACGATTGGGGCAGTTAAGGGCTCCCCAACCCTCCATACTGATTCTGGCCTATACTTTCAGAGCGTAAAGGGAATACACCGCATTGGTCAGAATGGCATCGAATATATCGGTGGAGCTGTTGAGGATACTGTTGGATCCGCAACCAGTGACACCTATGGAAGCAATGCGATTCTTGTAGACAACGTCGTTAAAGATATCATTGAAGACCAGAAGACCAGCACCATTCGGTTTCTATTTAATGATAAGGTGCTCGCCTTTGACACCGAGTTTGGGCAGTGGTCTCATTATGAATACAGTACGATTGGTGACAACACTTTTTCAGGCATGGCCTCCATAGAGAACTCCGTCTACCTCATGACTAGCGATAATGAGCTGTGGTTAGAAGACAAGACCAGGGGCTGGCTCGAGTCTCACACTAGCGATGATGCCGTGTATCTTCCTCTGGACATAACAACGGGATGGATTCACCTTAACCAGATTCAAGGATTTGCTAGGGCCTATAAGTTTGCCCTCCTGGGTAAGTGCAGCGAGGCTGATGAGTTCGTTATGAATGTTTGGGTGTACTACGACTATTACGACAATGCCCCGCTAGATGTTTACACTCTAAACATGGACCCGAGCTCTACTCATTTCTTCCAGTTCAGGGGTCACATGACAAGGCAAAAGTGCCAAGCTGTTAAGTTCAGGATCTTTGACTCAGTGCATGCTGACAGTAGTTTCTTGGATAATACGGGATTTTCCCTCAGCTCTCTGGCCATAGAGACCGCTGGTAAAAAAGGAATCTACCGAATGGCTGAGAGTAATGCTGATTTCAAACCGTCTCTTCCGAACACGTCGGCAACAAGTCAGGAGGGAGTCGCCTACAACCTTACAAGGTCTATTGGTGATTCTAGCTCCGGCGTAACTAGAGGCCTCTAAGGAGAACTATGATGCCAGGCTATTACGGCTACCCCGAAGTTGGAGACCCTGATGATGATCTCGACAAGGCTCCAAGCCTCCTTGAGGTCGCTGCCGCAGGTGGAGCCACTGGCGGGGCAAGCGATGCACCTACAACAATCGCTTCTCCAGGGAATGTCGGAGGGGCAGCAACGACGTCTTCGAACCCCGGCGGATATGGTGGTGGCGTAGACCCCGGCGGTGCTACGGATCCATCGGCGGGGGGAGGTAGCCCCCCTGCGGTCCCAACACCGCCAGCCCCTGAGCCGAGTGATGTTCCAACAGGCGCAGTTGCTGGAGATACCGAGATGTATCAGCAGCAACAGCCAGCAGAAACGAATTTGAGTGACGCATGGACATACGAGCAGACGTGGATAGATCCATTCATCAAGCAGAACCTGATGCAGAGAGATCCTGTTCAGCTCCAGTCGACAATGGCGGACATTGCAGCAGGCCAGATGAGCCCAGTTGTACAGCAGCAAAGGGAGCGTGCAATTCAACAAGCCCTCTCGACTGCCGCTGGTGCTCGCGGGATGCCGACAGCCGCAGCGCATCGTGCGATGACCCAGCAGATGGGAGAGGCAGACCGGTCAGCGATGGAGGCAGCTGCACAGCAACAACTCCAGGCAGGCCAAATGGTCGACCAGATGGCTCAGGCAGATGCTCAGATTAATGCGCAGCTCGAGCAACAACGGGATACGATGTTAGACTCTCTTGTTGGCAGGGGCGTGGATAGAAACGTTGCCTTGGCCCAGGTCAATGCAGAGATGGCGCGACTCAAGAAGCAGCTAGAGAAAGAATACTGGGCTGGAAAAATGGGCGCAGGGACGGAGGTTCTCAAGCAAGCTTACGAGCAGAAAGACTTCCTTGAGGGTGGCGTTGAATCTGTTGCCGAGATTGCGCCTATTCTCAACATGCTCTTTGGTGCCCCAACTCCAGGAGGATATGATCTGCCACAGACTCAGATACTTTCAGACTATACTGATGACCCTCAAGGCATCTTTACTCAGACAACAACCGGGGGAACTTCCGGTATGGATGAGATGGTCTGGAACCATGAAACCCAGTCATGGGAGATGCAGCCAGGTCAACCTGGCGTCCCTCAGAGCCTAGGGGTTCAGGACTTCGGAGGCAATCTGGTTGAAGTATGGAGAACCTGGAATCAAGACAAGATGATTTACGAATACAGCTTTCAGCCGGGGTCCGGGATGATTGGCTCCAGTGGTGGACAAAGTGGTGGTGGTGGCAATCTACCAGACGAAGAGCCTGATTACCCAGAAGGCGGAGCGCCCCTATAGGAGTGAATGATGGCATTTTGGGATGATGATGAAGAAGAAAAAAAGCCTATCCCAACTGGTATATGGGGGAGTCCTGACTTTGGTAAGGACCAGTATTTTGGGGACCGAAATAGACACTTTAGCGGTAGTCCCCTTGGAATGGGGAAAAGGGTGCTGTCGAGCATGGCCCCACAGGTTCGTTCGTCCGTTGTGCCAACTGTCAGGGTAGGAGAACCAACAAGCCGCTCTATGATGCATCCGTCCATGACCCCTGCGCCGCGAAGCATAGCGCCACCATCTCGCTCGCCTATGATGGGGGAGACAAGCCGCTCTATGAGACGTTTGCCCATGGGCGGACGGATGAATCAGTTCTTCGGGGAGCGAGCATATGGGGCTCGAGCAGCCGAGCAGAAAAAGACCCTCAAGGAGATGGAGGAGAATCGAAAGGCCAAGGCCGGCGAAGACGGAACGACTCCATCGGAATGGGGTGAAAACGCGGCACTTGCCGCCGATCTGGCTCTTGGGGTTACCATCGCTAAAACAAAAGAAGAAAGAGATGCGGCAATTCAGAGGGCTGCAATGGTTGGATCCATGAAGGCCCTTGAGCACGGTGTGACTGCAATTGCAGAATACTTTGACGAAGACACCGCAAAGGAAGCTGTAACGGCTGCTGCCACAGATGAAACCGCAAAGATTGTCAAGGGAGCTGCAAAGACAGGTGGAGATCCCAGCCTTCTGGGAGACTCTAATGCGATTGCCCAGGGGGCAATGAGCTCCATTGGCTTGGCCAAAGATATAGCGGGTGGGGACGATCCTATTGCTGCTACTATCGAAACAGGCGCTCAGACGGGTGGAGCTATGGTCGGAGCAACAGCCGGAACCGCAGTTCTTCCCGGTATAGGGACGGCTGTAGGAGCCATGATTGGATCCCAGGCTGGAAAGAAGGCAGGGGAAACTCTGACCGACATAGCCAAGCTCCGCAAACGAAGAATGCAGCCGGGGGTAAGTGCTCTCAAAGACCCAGCCCAATACGGTGGCGTTAGTAAATATCTCGCATAGGAGTAGAACATGCCTTCGCCATATGGACCATCGTACCCCCAGGTATCTACAGCCCCGATGTCGCCGGAGGTAAATGTCGGGGACGACGATCTTACGCTTTCTGAAAGACTAGGGCTGAAGACCCATCCAGAGACTTCGGCTGCACTTAGAGAAGAGCGGATGAGAGGCAAGAGTCCAGAAGAAAGACTCAAGATCCTGTCTAAGTATAGGATGGCTAGGGGTGCAGAAGATTACTCTAGGATGGTTGCCTTCATGGATCCTGCCATGCTCCAGAGCAGAGAACTCGATCATGTCACTGGTCAAGATATCATGGCGGGGCAATCACTTCCTGCGATGACCTACATGGAGACCGCTGAGGAAGCGGCCCAGCAGAGCTTGCCGGAGGCGGCTGTCCCATATGAGGTTGGTTCAATATCGGGTCTAGGGGAAAAGGGTAAAACGGGCGATAGATCGGAGACTGTTGATGAGGTTCCTGGTGTAGGCGGAAAAGCAGGGAGCGTTTTATCGTACCATGACCTCTATCAGAAGAAGATTGCGGAGATGCATTCCCGCTCAATGGGTCCTACTCCTTCTGACATTGAGAAGACCCATGAGTCTCTCTACGGAAAAGCTGGGACAATCTACAAAACCCAGATGAACCTGGACGATCTCCAAGCACAGCAGATCAAGCTAAAGGAGCAGGACCAGCAGATTAAGCTAGCGGCTGAGGCTGAGAAGTTTCACCTGATGGGGATAGACAGGGAAGAGATCCACGTCAGAGAGCAGATTTCTGGAGACTTCTCTGAGCTTGCTGGTGGTCAATACGAGAAATTTAAGAAGACCTCAGATGACATTCAGAGATTCATCGATGCAAGCAGAACTAAGTGGGAGAACGAAGACCCCATCAGCGCATTTCGTATGTTCGATTGGTTCAGCAAGGAATACAACGAAGACACGAAGACATGGGAAGAAAGCTTTCAGTGGTCTGGATTTGCAACGAGTGTTGCATCCCTAGCCGCTGTGGCCGGTAATGTTTTTCTGAACATGGCAACTGCTGGACCAGACGGTGGAAAGGTTCCTCTATTTGCTATCAACCTGCTGACCACTGCGATGGATAACGATCTAAGTGCTCAGAAGGCTCAGATCAGCGCAGAGGGAAATCGGGCGAACATGTACGGCATCATGCTCGATGCCTACAAGGAAGAGTCTCTTGCACTAAATCACTATCGTCTAATGCAGCTGACAAATGCAGAGCTCTACTTCAAGCGATTGAGGGCAGATATTCAGACGTCTGATCCAGCCCAGGCCCGTGGTCTTGCAGCTCTCGAGAACATGGTCATGCAGGAGAAGAACAAGGTCCAGCAGGCAAGACAGAAGAACATGCAGGAGTTTGCCAAGGACTTCGCCGAGAGAGAGGTCAGCAGATTAGCGCAGGCGGGTTCAGCGGCTAGCCGCCTCACCGTCATGGACCTTCAGCACATAAACGCACTTGCCACTGCGTCAGCAGCAGCCGCAAAGAGAGCCGAGAACCCAGATGGCAACTGGGAGATGAACAACTTTGAGAAGGTCCTTGTTAACAAGAAGGGTAACTTTGCCAAGTCAGTCAACGAGGTTCAGCGACTAGCTCAAGCGTTTATCCAGCGTTACGGAATGCAAGGTGCTGCCGCGCAGTGGTGGGGAACTGAAGCCCAGGATATGCTGGGTATCTTTGGACAAGATCACCAAAAACAAAAAGCCTTTACGGAACTTTCGAATAAAATCACTGCGATGGCTCAGGAGATTGCCCGGTCCAAGGATACCGGTAACCTCTCAAAGCAAGAGCAGGAATGGTGGTTCAAGCTGGGTCCCAATATGACTGGCCAGCCAATGGGAATTGTCTTCACAAAGCTCGCAACCCTGGCTCACTCGTCGAGGCTTCAGGCCATTGATGCATGGAGCATTGCGAACAATGCTACCAGGCAGCAGTATGGCAATTTGTACTCGGCTGCGTTCGGTATTGAATCCCCGGTATATATGGATGCGATTGTTTCAAAGAATCGTGAATCTCTTCGTGGCGGCACACTCCCATTCACGAACTTAGATCTTACCGGCTATCCCGAGGATATGAAGATCGACATGGAGACGGCCCTTGGTGGCGTCCTTGCCACATTGGTATCTAAGGATGATATCGGCAAGTCGGGCAGCGGGCTCTCTTATCGGACAGTGGCCCCGGAAGGATTCCCTATTGATCGAAAAATTAGTGGGGAAATCTCAAAGGAGCTTCAGCCAGAAGCAAGGCCAAAGGAGGGTATCGAGGGTGCCCCAGAGGGCGGCTATGTTTACCTTCCGACGACCGATAAGGACAAAGAAGGCAACATCGTCAAGGCTAGATTTACGAGGGAGACCGGGGAAGCGGTTTCGAAGATGTCTACCTATATAAGCCGGATGACAAATGGCCTCGTCAACGTCCTGCCGAGCGGAAAGCGTGCTGGCGTTAGGACGCTTGAGGAGCATAGGCACCTTGAGAAGATGCATGAGAACTGGGAGGCTGAACAGAAAGGGGGGAAGAGGCCTCACAAGGATGTAGGGGCTAGTAAGTGGGCCCCAGAAAAGCATGGAGGACATGCGCAAAAGGGCAGGCGCACAGCGGGCAAGCACGAGGCTATCGACTTTACGGTCCATGACAGCAAAGACAGTAATGAGTACCGAGCCCTAATTAAGCTAGGGCCTTATTTCGGAATCTTTCCAACACTAACGAAAGATGGGGAGCACCCCCACCTGCATCACTTTGAGTCTCGGCCAGAAGATGCCCTCACTGGAACTCCTCCCAAGATGGATGGGTACGGTGGCGTTACGGCCCTTACGTTTGGCCAAAGACCAGGAACAGCAGAGAGAACAGTGGATATCCCTAGCGCCCCAGTAGTGGGGGAATTTGATGCTCCCAAGTACGATGCTTTTGTAGGCGCCGGCGGGACTAAACCACTTGCACCCTACCAGAGAGATCCCGAAGCAATTAAGCAGTTGCTCCAGCACCAGCAAGCCTTCGCAAGGGGCCGCGGTCTTGCGCCTAAACGAGCTACGCCTGCCTGGCCTACGCCGCCTCCCCTGCCTCCTGAGGTCTATAATCGACCTGCGCCTGCGCCTGCATGGCCTACGCCACCCCCTCCTCCTGATCGCGTGCCCCCTATTTACGAGAGGCAGGCTGATCCCACGCAGAGAGATAGGGGCCTCAAGGGTCTTCGAAACCAGTGGCCACGCACACCTGGACCCTGGGGGAAGTAGTCCATGCAGCTACTCTACAATCCATCATCCAAGCAGAACGAAGAGGTTCAGGATACCAAGATCGATGATATGGTCCGTGCAGGCCATTCATTCGTGGGTGGCCCAGAGACCGTAGTTCATGTTCGCACGGTGTCGGGTCGAATTGCTGGAGTACACCCAGCCAGGGCCTCAGCGGTAATCCAGGAGGGTGGGTCCTACGTTCCCGGTGGTGAAGTCGAGAGGATGAGAGAGAACAAGGAGTTCTCTGAAAGCACTCTTGGCGCATTGGCCGCTGCTCCTCTTGGCTTTGATGACTGGATGTTTGCGGGTGCCGGTGGCAGCGCGATGGAGGCAATGGGCCTTGTCCCTGAAGGACGACGAGAAGAGATTCAGTCTGCGAACCCGTTCATCTGGCACGCTTCCGGTCTTACCCCCACGGCCATGGCTATACTCATGTCCGGTGGAACCTATGGGGCAGCTCGTGCTGCGGGTGGAGCGGCATTAGCTTCTGCGAAAACTGCAGTAAGGCAGGCGGGTAAAAACGCAGCAACCGGGTCAGTCATTGAAGCCGGAAAGAACCTGGCAAAAGCTGGATACTATGGAGCGAAGGCTACAACAGTAAGCCCATTCAATATGGCTACTGCTTCAGACCTCGCAGGCAACTGGGCTGCTCGTGGAGCGGATAGGGCCATCAGCCACCTTGCAGGAAGAGCGACTGCCCAAAGCCTGAAGAACCATTCACTGGCCAGATACATCGGGGAAACTGGGTCAAAAGTAGCCTCTGGCATTACGCGAGGACTGGTCGAGGGTGGTGTCTGGGGCGCGGGTGAAGGCCTCAGCGAGTCGATGCTTGGGCCCTCCGATCAAGTGGCTGAAACAGTTCTCGAGCACATGAAAACAAATGCCCTCATTGGCATGGCTTTCGGTGGTGCCATCGGGAGTATCATTCCGGCGCTTAGTGGAGCCAAGAGAGCCATGTTTGGTGGGGCCCGCGTTGGCTCCGACATGATGGGCTGGGCGACAGACAGGAGCGTGGATAAGCTCAGGCCTTATCTCCTGCATCTGGCCAGACAGACAGGGGAGTTCACGGAGGACCAGATAACCGCTTATGAGAAGCTGCTTCAGCCTGGCCATCAGGGTGACTCCGCAAGAAGGGAGATGATTCATCTCATCAAGGACCTGGACAAGCACTCCACTCATACAGCTCGACAGATAGAAGCCCTCCTCTTGATTGAAGACCTGCGTCAGATGTCTGACGTAAAGGGCCATAGCCTCGGTAAGATTCTCGACAATATCCAGCAAACGGATAGGCGGAAAGTGGGAGACCCAACCTTCATCACGACAGATGAGGCTGGTGAATTTATAGAGACCTACTCGAAGCAGGGGGTAAGGCCCAGGCGAGAGCGATTCGATCCCAAGAAGCCAATGGGGCAACAGAGAGGGCTCTGGACGCGGGGGGATGTTGGCGTTGATGAGGGTGCTGTTCCTCCCGAGCACCTTGATACGGGTGTCGGGGTAGATATTGAGGACCCCATAGCCAAGACGTACAGCCTTCCTGGCGTCAACACTCTGCTCGATGAAGCTCAATCCGTATTCAATACAGTCAAGACATCGCTACTCGAGATAGCCGAAAAGAACCCACGACTAAACGCAAACTACGAGATAACCAAGCTGGTCAAAGAAGTCATGGATATGGAGGCAAACTTCTATAAGTCCATGTTCTCCTCTGAGACAAAGAACCAGTTTATCCGAAACCTTCGCAGGAATAACTCCCTACCGCAGAAGGATGCTCCACGTCTCACAAAGGCAGAGCGCAATAAGACTAGGCTCTGGATGCGCTACTGGAGAGCTCTAGCTAACCCTGAATCAAATGAAGGGAAGCACGTAAGAAAGCAGTTCGAGGATGCAGCTAATCGGCAGGGCATGCTTGATATCCCCTATGAGGTTGCAGCCCCGCATCTGCTCAGGACGGGAAAGGTAGATCTTGGAATATCCGATTACCTGCTAAAGAGCTTCGATGAATACTACGACGAGTTTGCGAATCAGGGCACGTACTGGGATGACGTCACAGGCACGTCTTTTCAGCCGTACCAGGGGCCAGACATGCTCACCAGTGAGGAGGTCTCCGCCCTGAAGGGCCAGGCCAAGGAACTGCGTAACCTGCTGAACGATAAGTTCGGGATAAAAGGGGTTGTCCGACAGATTGATCCGGGCGGTCGTGGCGGGAGGTTATCGGGAGCGCGTTACGACGTTATCATTCCCCCAGAGCAAGACCTGACAAGGATGGACGACGTCCTGGATGCGATCCCCGGCGCGCAGAGCTGGACAGCCAAGGAGGGCGGGGTTTTTATCGACATCGACCTTCCCGGCGCGCCACCCAGAAAAGGCCCTTCGCCCGAGATAGATGCTGATACTTTTGCAGCCGACAGAATCTCTGCCCGACATCATCGGAAAAAGCTCGGTGAGTTCTTCCTTGATGCCGATAGGGGGGAGATAAGTCCTGACGACATAGAGGAGGCTTACGAAATCCTTCTCGATCTACAGGAGATTGTCAGCAATCACCCGCGTGCGAACTACGCGAAGAAGCTCGGCAATGATCTTGATACGATTATTGAGCAGATGAAGAGAGCCAAAGAGGCTCCTTCCCTGAGCAAGCAGTACCACCAGGCTGTCGACTACGTTACGACGAAGGGCAATAAGGTAACCATCAAGGGGCTGGGTGAAGCTCTCGGGTTAAAGCCAGGCGAAGCCAAAGCAACAATGCTCCACCTCGTAGAGGGTGGCCTCGTCATTAGGAAGGGCAATCGCTACAAGCTCTCCGGTGGTGTCGAGCAAAGGGTAGAGGGCCCGGTTGAGCCAGTTAGGCGATTCAACTTTGATGAGCTCGAGGATAATCTGCGCGCTGCGGCAGATGATGAAGACCCACGTCCAATTATAGATATGGCCAAGGCATTGGGCGTGAAGCTCGATCTTCCAAAGGCCGAGGGCAAACTCAAGCCATTGGACCCCGAGCACATGAGCGAGCTTAGGGATAAGCGTGTTGCAGGGGCAGAGGGTTATCAGCAGGTCAAGTTTTACGAGGATACATGGGGAGAGCTAACGGCCGCTGTAGATCGCGCAGTTGCCCAGGGGGAAATCCAGTACGGCAAGTTGGGTGACCTGAATAATGAGGCTGGCCTTAGAAACATATACGACCACTACGTACAGCCGCTTACTGAGCATGGGCAGTGGACATCGATGCAAGCGGGGAGGCCTAAGCAAATCGGCCCAGGCCACTTGGACTCTGTCATTGAACTTGAGGAGGGATATCGCCAGAGTGTGTCTGATCTCGTGATGAGCACCGTTCACAAAACGGCTGGATGGGAATCAAAGTCTGCCAAGCTGACTGCAGACCTTTATCACTACCTTGAACAGCTATCGACATTGCTTCACGACAGGTCCAAGTACGGCATCCTTCAGGCGGGCCCAGCCCAGACTGTCATTCAAGAGACAATCATCACTGAGATACGAAAAAAGCTGAAGGACAGAAAGCTCTGGCTCGGACAAGCTGCAGCCAAGGATAGGTTCGACAAGGTAGCTGGTGAGTTCCAGAAATATCGAGATCAAGTCGTCTCAGACTTCACCGTAAAGGTTGGAGACCAGCTAGTGGCTTCAGAGGATAAGGTCCTCAGCTACATAGCCAGCCTAAACAAGCACAATATCCGACCCAGCAGCAGTAGACTGAAGGGGTATATGGATACTGGCCTAGAGCTGCTCAACTACATCCACGATAACTTTGAGCCCGTGAACCTGTCTCAGATAGCCAGGGAAGACCCTGAAGTCATTGGTCGATTCATGGATAAGTGGAGAAGGTTGGGCCTCGGCGAGGTTGAGATACCTGAAGAGATGAAGGCCAGGCTAGCTGCCGCAAGGAAAGAGGGCAACAAGGAGAAGATCGAGTCTATCGAAAAGGAAGAGTGGAGCTACCGCCTCAATGCCCTGATCAAGAGCTTCGAAGGGAAGCAGTTAGACCTTGCAGAGAACTTGGCCAGAATTGAAGAAGACTATCCACTTGCCAAGCTATTCATGAATGCCAATGCAAGCTCAGCCAATCTGTCACAGATGACATCGGAACTTGGCCGAGGAGGGATAGCCGGGTTCATGGCCTACGCTGTGACTGGTAGCCCAATAGCATCCGCTGCGGCTGGAGCTGGGGTAGGTGTCGCCACCATGGGGCAGAACCCCGTGAGGATGGCGAACTTCCTGCACCTCCTATCGTCGTTCAAGAAGGCAACTGACGACTACCTTGAGGAAGGCGTAGATGCCTGGAGGAAGGATTCTCTCCCGAAGATATCCGAAGCTAGGGGCTGGGAGAAGAAAGCCCGTCAGATGCTTCTCATGAGCCCACGCGCAGTTACTGGGGACATTAAGGAAACCCAGAAGGAAATGCGGAGGAAGTCAGGAGCGGAGCGTTCGAAGAAGTATTGGACAGACCGAGCGACTAAGGCCTTTGCGTCTGAGATGTCTCGCGAGCAATACGTTGAGGCTCGAGAGTCACTGACTAAGCTCATGATGAGCCCATCCTTGATGAGTCATTTCCTCGACAAATCCACTGAAGCCTTTGAAGATACCCCAGATCTAAGAGAGGCCATGAGGAAAGCCATCAGGGGGAAGCTGCAGTCTGCACACTCCACGATGCCCAAGGGAACCAGGGTGGGGTTCGGCGCGCCCATGATTGAGCCAACAACCTCAGAGCTCCGGGAGTGGGGAGCAACGCTTCAGATCTTGAACAGCCCACTCGACGCCATATTCAGCAGCATGATGTCAGGGACCCTTACCCCTAAGATGGTCAAAACACTCAAGAAGAACTGGCCACAGCTACATACTCAGTTAATCGAAAAGGCCATGATCTCGATGAATAATCCTGAATATGGACCCATGTCCCAGCAGCAGAGGATGATGCTCAATATTCTAATGGAAGGTCAGTTCCTGAATCCAAGCGTAGCTGAGAGATTGCTCCAAAACTATCGAGAAGAAGAGGGCAAGAAGAAGGGTGGGGCCCCACAATCAGCAGCTCCAAGAATGATGAAGAATGAGACAGAGCAAATGATCACGGCAATGGAGTCCCCAGTGGAGCAGATACTTGCCTAACTGAGCAATGCACCGCTAGAATAGAACTATCCACTTGGGATGAAGATATGTCCCGGCCACGAGGCCCGCTAGGAGGAAGACAGTGCAGACTATTACCAAGAAATACTCCCCAACAGGAACGACCGAGACAAAGGCTTTTGACTTAAAAGTCAGCAACCACACTCGACAGACCTGGGAGTTTTATGCGACCGGAACCACTCTTCGGATTAAGCTAAAGTCAGTCTTTACCGACAGCAATGGTGTAGAACTCGCTGGCTCCGGTTCGGGTGATACTGCTGGTTGCGATATTCAGACCATTGATCTCACTCAAGACACGCTGACCATCGTGAACTTCGATATGAAGCTTTCACACGTTCGATGCACCTACGACGATGATGGCACTGGCGACATGGCCGGAGACCTCCACATCAAAGCAACAACAGCGAAGTGAGGTAAGTTATGGCTGATGCAAAAATTATTACCTATGGCGAGCTTATCAGTGCGACGACTGATGTCATCCCAGATGGAGCAGACCCGGCGGTCCTAATCGAAGACACGGCGGGCCTCGATTTCTTGGAAATTGATACCAGCGGGGAGGTTGTCATCATCGGCGGTGGCGGCGCCAAGCTAGGCGTTGGCGGCACTCCAACCTCGATGCTGCACGTGCACGGTGGCAATGCGTCGGTCGCATCGTTTCTCAGAACCGGCTATTCGGGCACGACTGAGATTCGCTCTGGTGACGGCATTTCCACAATTCAGGTTGGCGAGAGTTTTGCCTTAAACACGGACGGAGGAACTGAGGCATTCCGGATTGATACCGGCCAAAAAATCTCCACCGGGGGTGAGGAGACGCCCCTCTGTTCGGCGGGAGGCATTCATCTCCTCACCGGTACTCAGACCGGGCAGACGGCTCACTCTGATGCTGATGATCTGGTGATTGAGAGCACTGCCGTTGAGCAAGGTATTAGCTTTTTGGGGGCTGCCAATACCCGTCAAAGAATCCAGTTCGGGGATGTTAACAACAGCGGTCAAGCCTCTATCACCTTCAACCACAACGGCAACGACATGGCATTCATGTCGAGTGGAGGCCAGAAACAGTTTTACTTTCTTGAAGAGGGCTATCTTCAGGTCAACACAAGCACACCAACGGCAATGCTCACAGCGAAGGGCAGCCTGAACACAAACCTATCTGACTCGACTTCGGTGATTTCGGATGGAACAGTCGGAACCAATCGCAATGTGGAATCGGTTGGTCATGGTCTTAAAATAGGTCAAGCAGTCAAGATCGATAGTACAATCTATACGGTAGCGGCACTCGGTCCCGATTCATCAGCGAGTGCGGATAACTTTGAGCTAGACGGTGACCACGGCAGCACCGGCGACAAAGGCCAGGCAACGACCGATTCGAACTTGCTTCAACTCAAAACAGGGGATGATGATGCTATTTTCACCGTCAGTCCTAGTAGAGTCGGAGTCGGCACCAGCAGCCCAATAAATCTTCTTCATGTGGCTAGCGCGAAACCAATCGGGATCGCAAAATTCCATCAAACCGCGGACAATCAGGCAACATGCTTCGTCTTGTCCACCGCATCAACGAACAGGGGACCAGCTATTTTCACCACAACTGATGCAAGCTTCGACGATGGCGCAACCTATCCCATCATACGAGTCGTCGCTGAAGCCAGTGAATCAGCCAACATAGGTATGATCGGTTGCTATACCAGCGGCGGCAGTGAGCCTCATTTCCTGGTGAAGGGCGACGGAACCGTTAGCGCGGGCACATCATATGCTGTTGTTCACTCCGATTATGCGGAGTATTTTGAGACAACCGATGGCGGTTCTATTGCTGTGGGGTCGAGCGTTGTGCTTGAGGGCGGCAAGGTCAGAGCGGCTCAAGCAGGCGAGCAACCGATTGGTGTCGTTCGACCTGCTGGTACCTCAAGCGTGGTTGGTAATGACCCATGGAATCATTGGAAATACCGCTATCTGAGAGATGACTTCGGAGCATACTTGAGGGAAGCGTATACGATCACCGAGTGGACCGACGACGACGGTGCGTTTCATAGCTATGCGACCGATGGGATCCCTGATGGTGTCATCCCTCCCGCCGATGCAACGATTTCCAGCACCGACAAGAGCGGTGAACCGTGGATGCGCCGGATTGAAAACCCCGACTATGACGAGTCGCTTGAATACGTAAAGCGCGAGGATAGAGACGAATGGGTGATTGTTGGATTGATGGGGCAGGTTCCAATCAGTAAGGGCCAACCACTCGCGGATGCATGGGTCAAGCTGCGAGACGTCTCTGACTCTGTTGAGTTTTACTTTATCAAATAAGGATCGAACGATGGCTAAAAAGACGCTGCATCAAGTGCAGGTAACTATAGTGAAAAACGTGGCCGATGGTTCTGTGTCGGCACAATGCCAGGCAATCGCAACGCTGCCCGAGATCGAGGGCACGCGCTTCGGTGTGAGCCTGCCGATGTCGGGTGATGCAATCACTGAACTCATTGACAACGCAATCAGTGCACTGAAAGACAAGATGGCTGAAGGCGGTCATACTGTTGAGGATGCGGTA